ACCACCTTTCCCAATGTCGATATACTCAAGTGGCTTAAGAGGGCTGTTTGCTAAACAGTTAGATGGAAGATCCATGCGTAAGTTCGAATCTTACTATCGACGCCAATTAAATAATTCAGCACCTTTGAGGTGCTTTTTTATTTTCGTTTTAAGCGTGATTTAACCGAGGAGGGATATTTATTAGTATTAGTATTAAAATGTTTAAAACAAGCGAAATTAAAGCGTATAAAAACAATCCTAGAAACAATGATGATGCAGTCGGTCCGGTTGCAGAATCGATAAAACAGTTTGGATTTAAAGTTCCGATCATTATAGATAAAAATAATGTGATTGTTGCTGGCCATACACGACTAAAAGCAGCTGTAAAATTAAAACTTGCCGAAGTTCCCTGCATTGTGGCTGATGATTTAACCGAGGAACAGATAAAAGCGTTTAGGCTGGCTGATAATAAAGTTAGTGAATTCGCTACATGGGATTTTGAGTTACTGGATATAGAACTTGATAATATTGCATGTATTAATATGAGCGATTTTGGTTTCCTTAATGTGGATATATTAGATGATGAGCTTGAAAAACAAATGGAATATTTAACCCAGGATACTAAAACAAAAAAATTCATTGTAAAATTAACATTTACCACAGAAGATGAAGCAAATGAGTGCAAGGACAAATTAATGTCGCTTGGATATGAAAATGTTGATATAGCATGAAAATTTTCTTAGCAGGTTCTGGTTACTTGTTTTCAAGTCCTGAAGTTATCAATAATTCTAAACCGGCTTTTGTTTTACAGTCCTATTGGTATTTAAGAAATTTTTCTAGAAAAGAAGAATTAATGAAATACTATCTAAGTGAAGATTGCAAAATGTTTTTGTTGGACAGTGGAGCATTTACTTTTATGAATTCCAATAAAAACGAAGATATGAAATCATATTTAGACAGTTATATTGATTTTATTAATAAATATGATATCAAATATTTCTTTGAGCTGGATCTTTATACAATTATCGGGATTGAAGAAACATATAAAATGACAGCTTATTTAGAAGCAAGAACAAATAAAAAAAGCATACCAGTTTTTCATAAATGTTTAGGTTTAAAAAGGTGGAGAGAGATGTGTAAAGACTATAACTATGTTGCAATTGGTGCTAGTGGATTAACTCAAGAATGTAAATGGGTTAAAAATGAGAAGATTTTAAACCAAATGATTAGCATAGCGCATAGTTGTGGAGCTAAAATTCACGGTTTGGGATATACAAGGTTAAAAAATCTAAATAATCCAACTGTTAAATTCGATACTGTTGATAGTAGTTCGGTTTGTAGTGGGAGTAGATTTGGTACTTCGTATTATTTAAAAAATGGATGTATATATTCAAAAAAACTAAAAAGAAGTGGCAAAAGAATTAAAGATTTAAAAATAATAGATGATCACAATATGGAAATATGGTGTACTTTCCAAAAAATAAAAGGAGGACTTTATGAAAAATAAAAAAATAAGAGGAATAGCTTTAAATAGTATTATATGTGCAGCATATGTAACTTTATGTTATACATTAAACGCAGTCAGCTTTGGACCGCTTCAATTTAGAGTAGCTACCTTGCTGCTTCCTTTTGGCATATTAGATAAAAGATTGGCCAAAGGTCTTGTTCTTGGCGTGATAGTTGCTAACTTGTCAAGTTCATTAGGAATAATTGATATTATAACAGGTGCTTGCATTCAAATATTACAGTTTTATGTATTTGCTAAAGTTGTAAAGAATATTTACTTAAACAGTATTATTTATGCTTTATTAAGCGGAACTTTTGTAGGGCTAGAACTATTATATGTTTTAAATGTTCCCTTTTTATATTCTTTTTTAAGTGTTGGTATAAGCGGTATGGTACTGTTTTTGATAGGAATTCCTCTATGTAACAAACTATTAAAATATGTAAATGAGGCTTAAGATAATATGGTTATTATATTGTATCACCGCTTGCTAATTTATTATGAGATATGAATGAAACAAGCAAAAAAAACCTAGTCCCTTTTACAAAAGAAACGGCTAGAGAAGCTGGTTCAAGAGGAGGAAAAGCAAGCGTAAAAACACGTAGAAGAAAGAAAAAAATGAAGCAGGCAATGGACCTGCTTTTATCTTTGCCAGTTTTACCGGAAAACATGTCGAAATTAAACCAGCTAGGGGTAGATATAGAAGACGCTGATAATCAAATGTTGATGCTTACTGTTGCTTTTCAGAAAGCAGTTAGCGGTGATGTTAAGGCAATGCACTTTATTAAAGAAATTACCGGCGCTACTGCAACAACAGAGTTAGAGCGACAAAGGCTTAAGCTAGAGAAGGAAAAAGTAGCTATTGCTAAAGAACGTTTAGAATTAGATAAGGCTAGGTCACCAGTAGATGATGTAGAAGAATACGAGGATGATGGATTTATCGAAGCTTTATCGGGTACTGCAATTTCTGATTGGAACGAGGGTCAACAAGATGGCTAAAATAAAGCAGGTCATTTTTAAATTTAAACCATTTAGTAAAAAGCAACGTATGATTTTAAACTGGTGGACTAAGGATAGTCCGGTAAAAGATAATGATGGAATTATTGCAGATGGTGCTATCCGTTCAGGAAAAACCATTGTAATGTCCTTGTCATATGTTTTATGGGCAATGACTACTTTTAGTGGTCAAAACTTTGGAATGGCAGGTAAAACAATAGGATCTTTTAGACGTAATGTTTTATTTTGGCTTAAACTTATGCTTAAAGCTAGAGGATACAAAGTAAATGATCACCGTGCCGATAATCTTGTTATCGTTAGAAAGAAGAATATCGAAAACTATTTTTACATTTTTGGTGGTAAGGATGAACGATCACAAGATTTAATTCAAGGTATCACATTGGCAGGAATGTTTTTTGATGAAGTTGCATTAATGCCCGAAAGCTTTGTTAATCAAGCAACTGCACGTTGTAGTGTTAAAGGATCTAAATGGTGGTTTAACTGTAACCCGCAAGGTCCGTTTCACTGGTTTAAAGTTAATTGGATAGACAAATCAATTGGTTATTTAAATGCAGAACAAATAAAAGAATTAGAACGTAAAAAAGAAACTGTAAAAAATATATTGTATGTTCATTTTACAATGGACGACAATTTGTCTTTAGATAAAGAAGTCAAAAGAAGATACGCTTCAGCGTATAATGGAGTTTTCTATGATAGATATATCCGTGGTTTATGGGCTGTCGCTGAAGGTGTTATTTATGACATGTTTAATAGAGACAAGCATATTGTCAATAAACGTCCTAAAATTGATGAAAACGAAAAAAAATATATTAGTTGTGACTATGGAACCCAGAATCCCATGGTCTTTTTACTTTGGGAAAAAGGGGTTAATGAAACGTGGTATGCAACAAAAGAATATTATTATTCTGGTCGTGAAGAAAGAAAACAAAAAACTGATAGCCAGTACGCTGATGATTTAATTGAATTTATTGGTAGCTTGAATATTGAATATATTATAGTCGATCCAAGTGCAGCATCGTTTATAACTGAGTTGAAAAGCAGAGGATTGAGCGTCAAACGTGCTAGAAATGATGTCTCAAATGGTATTCGTTCAGTCGGAACAATGCTTAATCTAGGAAGAATTGGTTTCCTTGATACTTGCAAAATGGCGTTAAAAGAGTTCTCTATTTATGTATGGGATTCAAAAGCAACTAGCAGAGGAATTGATGCACCGATAAAAGAAAATGATCACTGTATGGATGCAATAAGATATTTTGTTAACACAATTTTAATTAATAAAAATAAATTAAACACTGATTTGAAAGGGGGAATTTAATGGAAATTTTTAGATTGCCAAAAGATACGGTTATGACACCTGATTTATTAGCCGAATATATTAGTAAACATAAGATGCTTGTAAATGGTCATTATCAAAAACTGCATGATGCTTATGAAAATAATTATGACATATACAATCAGCCAGACAAAGAAAAATGGAAACCTGACAATCGCATATCTGTAAACTTCGCCAAATATATCGTTGATACATTCAACGGTTTTTTTATTGGAAACCCAATAAAAATAAATAGTAAAGATAAGGGTACAAATGATTATATTGCTTTGCTAGATTCTTATAATGATCAAGATGATAACAATGCTGAACTATCAAAGATTTGTTCAATTTATGGACACGGCTACGAAATGTATTATCTCGATGATAATATGCAACAGTGTATTACATATCTTTCCCCGCTAGAGGCATTTATTATTTATGATGACAGTATTATTGAAAGGCCTCTATTTTTCATAAGATACTATAAAGATTATAAAAATGTTGAACGTGGGTCATGGTCTGATGATACAGTTATTCAATACTTTCATCAAAACGGATCGTATGTTTTCGATGACGATGAACATCCTCATGGTTTTGATGGTGTGCCGGTAACTGAGTATGTTGAGAATGCTGAACGCACCGGTATTTTTGAGTCAGCTATGCCGATGATCAACGCCTATAACAAGGCTATAAGTGAAAAAGCTAATGATGTTGATTATTTTGCAGATGCCTATTTAAAAGTTCTAGGTGCTAAACTTGATACAAATGGTGTTAAACAGATACGTGATAACCGTATCGTTAATTTTGAAGGTGATCCAGAAGTTAATATGGTTGTTGAATTTATGGATAAACCAAATTCAGATGGAACACAGGAAAACTTAATTGAACGTCTTGAAAGATTGATATTTCAGATTTCTATGGTTGCGAATATTAGTGATGAAAATTTTGGTACAAGTTCCGGAATAGCATTAAAATACAAACTTCTATCAATGACGAATCTAGCAAAGGCTAAGGAACGTAAATTTACAAGTGGAATGAACAGGCGTTACAAACTCCTTTTTTCACATCCGCTTTCTAAAGTAAAAAGTGATGCCTGGGTTGGTCTTGATTACAAATTCACTTTTAATATTCCTGCTAATATCACCGATGAGGCGCAAGTTGCAAGTTCGCTTGAAGGTATAATCTCAAAGGAAACACAATTAAAAGTTCTTTCGATCGTTGACGATGTTCAAAGTGAAATCGACCGTTTAAAAAATGAAGAACAGGATGCTGAAAATGATATTGTTGCTAAAACAATGTTTGAAAATGGTACTGACTTGGATTATAAGGATGATGCTGTTACTGAGGTTCAAGGAAAAACTTTAAATGGTGCTCAAACACAGTCGTTATTAGCTATAATGGCTCAATTCACCTCTGGTACTATAACTGAGGGTCAGGCTGTGAAATTAATTTCTACTGCAATCGGTATTGATACAAATGAAGCTAAAAAAATATTAAGTGGTGAATTGTAATGGGCAGTTATGATTACTGGCGCAATCGGGAAAATGAGCAACATAAGCACAATATCACTGAAGAAAAGAAATACAATCAGGAATTAAATAAAATTTACAAAGACATGATGGATGAGTGCAAGAGGTCCATTAATAATTTCTATGCTAAATATGCTAGTGAAAATGGTATAACCATGGCTGAGGCTAAGAAAAGAGCTTCTAAGTTAGATATAGAAGAATATGCGCGCAAAGCTGCTAAATATGTAAAAACAAAAGATTTCACCAAAGAAGCTAACGAGGCAATGAAACTTTATAACTTAACGATGAAAGTTAATAGGCTTGAGCTGTTAAAGGCTAATTTAGGTCTTGAACTTGCTAAAGGTCACAGTAAGATTTATCAGCTGTTTTATAAAGCGTTAAAAAAACGCTCTATAGATGAATTCAAGCGACAATCAGGTGTTTTAGGCAAAACAGTACAAGATAACACTAAATTGGCTAAATCTATTGTCAATGCAGATTTTCATAATGCTACGTTTAGTGACCGTATTTGGATGCATCAGGACCTGTTGAAAAATGATTTAAATACATTATTACAAATTGGCCTTATTCAAGGTAAGAATCCAAAAACACTTGCAACTGAGCTTAGAAAGCGTTTTAAAGTAAAACAGTCGGATGCTGAACGATTAATGCAGACTGAGTTAGCAAGAGTGCAAGTAGAGGCGCAAAAAAAATCGTATATTGAAAATGGTTTAGAAGAATATGAGTATATTGCTTGTGGAGGCAGTGATGTATGTGATGTTTGTAAAGCGTTAGACGGCAAACATTTTAAAATCAAGGATATGATGCCTGGACTAAATGCTCCACCGATGCACCCAAGGTGTCATTGCTCGACTGCACCATCTGTCGATAGAAAAGATTATGATGAATGGTTAAATTATCTAGAAAAAGGTGGTACTACTGCAGAGTGGAAAAGCTTAACTACAGAAAATAAGCACGCAATCAAATCTTACGTTTCATCTATAAGTTATTTGATTAATGATGCTTTAAGAAACAATTATCCTTTAACTAATGAGCAAAGGGAAATTGTGAAGAATTTAGATGATGCATTGTCTAAAATACATACCTATAATGGAACTTTGACACGATCAGTGTTCTTTTATGATCAACAATCCATAAACGATTTTATTGAGGAATATGAGGTAGATGAAATTGTAACTGCTAAACAGTATTTATCTACAACAAAAGGCAGTATCTATAATCCTGATGCTCAGGTGCAGTTAATTATTTTAAACTCTAAAAATGGTATTAATATTTCTGCTTTTAATCATGAGGAAGACGAGGTATTATATAAGCGTAATAGTAAATTTAAAGTGTTAAGACGCTACATTAAAAATAATGTAATATATATCGAATTGGAGGAAGTATGAAAAAGCAAATAACTTTTGAAGAATTTAAGAAGCTGTCTAGAAAAGAACAAAATGTAAGATATAAAGATTTATCAGATCATGATAAGTTTTTAGCTAGATTATCTGATGTTGGTCAAGACAATGCTGAAGGCCTTGAATTAATATCAAAAGATATGGTTAAAAAGATTGCTAAAAAATTGGGAATAGAAGAAAGATAGGGAAGCGTTTAAAGGTATTTTTTAGTATTGCAATTATAAGTCGATGATTAGTCGGCTTTTTTTGTTATAAAAAGCGGAGGTATAAGTATGGCACGAATAGAAAGTGGTGTAACTGGTGTTGTTAGTCAAATAGACATTAACAGTTTAGAAATAGATAAAATTAAAGAAAAACTCGATACACATATTAAAATATTTAATGGTTGTGTTGAATATATAGATACCGGAATTAACTATTTGAAAGCAGATGTTAATTTTCTACAGCAGGAAAACAAGCGAAATAAGATAAACATTATGAGGCTTGAAGATAACTTTAAAAAAACATCAAAATGGTTATGTTTTGGGATTGTAATTAATTTTATTTTGCTAATTGCTATAATGCTATTTTTTTAGAGAGAGGATGATTTAAAATGAGTATAAAAGCAAATACACAGATTGATGTAATTGATTTAGAATTATCAAGAAATGAAATTAGAGAGCTTAAGAAAACAGTAAATTCGATTATAATTTCAAACTTAATTGTTTATTTTATTCTTTTTTACCATTTGCTATCAAGGTAAAATTTATGATTAAAATAGATGTTAAGAAATCATGTGATCATATTGCGGTTTCTTGTGTTGGTCATGCAAATTACAATACTGTTGGGCAGGATATCGTTTGTGCGGCAATTTCTAGTTTATTACAGACACTTTGTTATTCTTTAGAGGAGTTAACACAAGATAATGTAAATGTTTGTTTAAAAAGCGGAAATTCTTTAATAGCAATATACAAACCTACATCAAAGAGTCAATTGCTGGTTGATTCTTTTTTTATAGGATGTAGAGAGATTGCTAACGTATATAGTGATTATGTTGAAATATCTAAAAATTAAATATATTAATTAGCGTTCATTTGTATGAACGCTTTTTATACGTCCAGGCGTGAATGACATTAAACTTTACGGATTGTTGGAGGCGTGGAAACCAATAAAAAAACTACGGATAAGTTAGGCGTGAAAACTTTAAATTACGGAGGAAAAGAAAATGAAAGATTTAGAAAAATTATTAAAATTACCATTATTAAAAAATAAGTTCGATTTACAGCTTTTTGCTGAAGATAGTGACAATGGAGAAGATGGTGAGGATCCGGACAACGAACCAAACACCTCACTTAAAGATGGTGAAGGTGAAAATCCTAGTGACAAAAAATACAGTGATGAAGATGTAGATAAACTTATTTCTAAAAAATTTGCTGAATGGGAAAAGAAACGTCAAAAAGAAGAAGCAAAATTCAAAGAGGCTCAAAAATTAAAAAATATGACTGAGCAAGAAAAAAAGGATCTTGAATTCAAACAACTGCAAGAGAAAATTGCGAAGTATGAGAGGCAGGCTACATTAGGTGAAATGTCTAAGGTAGCCCGGTCAATTTTAGCAGATGAAGAAATTAGTGTTAACGACGAACTTTTAGCTAATCTAGTATCAGAAGATGCTGATACAACTAAAGCTAATGTTGAAAACTTTGCAAAGATTTTTAAAGCAGCAGTTCAAAAGGAAGTTGCAGCTAAATTACGTCACGAACCACCTAAAAAGGGTTCTAAGACGAAAATGACCAAAGAAGAGATTTTTAAAGTTGAAAACACAGCTGAAAGACAAAAATTAATTAGTGAAAACATGGAATTATTCCAATAAAAAGGAGAGATAAACAATGAAAAACAAAAATAAGTTTAATTTACAATTACATGCAGCAGAAACAAATTTGACTGCTGGTAAAGATTTAGAACCAGCTATTTCGATTGATTACACAAGCCGTTTAAACAAAAATATTAATGAGCTGCAACGTTTATTAGGAGTTACTGAAATGATTCCAATGAGCGCTGGAACAACTATTAAAATTTATAAAATGGAACAAGTAAATACACCTGATCAGGTTGGAGAGGGCGAAACTATTCCTTTAACTGAAATTAATAGAAAATTAGCTAGAACAGTTGAATTAAAGTTAAATAAATATAGAAAAAGTACATCAGCAGAAGCTATTCAACGTTCAGGACGTTCATTAGCAGTAAATCAAACAGATGAAAAATTAATTTCTGGTGTCCAAACTTCAATCAAAAAATCATTTTACACTTTAATTAAGACTGGAACTGGTACAGCAAAAGGAACAAATTTACAATCAGCATTAAGTGCTGCATGGGGAGCGTTACAAAAGTTCTATGTTGATATGACTGTAACACCTATTTATTTTGTATCAAGTGAAGATTTAGCTGATTATTTGGGAAATGCTCAAATTACATTGCAAACTGCTTTTGGTATGTCTTATATTGAAAATTTCTTAGGTTTAGGAACAGTGATTGTTTCACCTGAGTTAGAAAAAGGAAAAGTTATTGCTTCGGCTAAAGAAAATATTAATGGTGCTTATGTTCCTGCAAACAGCGGTGACGTGGCTCAAACATTCAACTTAACAAGTGATGCTACTGGGCTTATTGGTATGACACATAATATTGATGGGAAAACAGCAACATTTGAAACTTTATTGTTTAGCGGTGTCATCTTTTTCCCTGAATTTTTGGATGGAGTAATTGTAAGTTCTATTCAAGCATCTGAAGTATCAGTTGGAGCATAATTAGGGAGGAAAATAAAATGTATAAAGTTATTAAATATTTTACTGATTTACAAGATAATGAACATCCATACAATGCGGGGGATACATTCCCTCGTGATGGATTGACAGTATCTAGAGAACGTATTATTGAACTGGCTACTGCCAGTAATAAACAAAGTACGCCGTTAATTACATTTATTGAAGATAAAAGTAATCAAGCTCAAGACGAAAATGAAGCAGTTGAACCCGAAAAGCAAAAAAAGGACGAAACAAAAAAATCCGAACCTAAAAACTCAGCTTCAAAGAAATAATGGTGTTGCCTATGACAATACTTGAAAATGTCAAAGAATTACTAGGTAACCCCAAAAATATTGACGATAAACTAAACGTGATTATTGAGCTTACTCAAAAACGTTTAGGAAATTTGTTAAGTGTTAAAGAAGTTCCTGAAGAACTCGAATATATTGTTATTGAAGTATCGGTAATTAGATTTAATCGTATTGGTAGCGAGGGTGTATCTTCTCATTCAGTCGAGGGTGAAAGTATGTCTTTCAACGACGATGATTTTGATAGTTATGATAAAGATATCAGGTCATGGTTAAATAATCAGAGTGATCTAAAAAAAGGAAGTGTATGTTTTTTATGAGATATGACACTCCTGTTTATTTTCAAACTGTTAAAAGTGGCCAGTATGATCAAAATACAGGTAATTATGGAGATGATACTATCGCCGAAAAAGAATTAATGGCCAGTGTGATGGATACCAGTACTAAAACAATGCAATTAATTTATGGAACTATTAAGCAAGGGAGTTTAACTATTCATATTCAAAATCATTGGAATGAAGTATTTAATTTTATTCGCATTGATAAGAAACAATACAAAGTTGACTATAGTAGAAAGCTTAAAACAAAACATATTTTTGTGCTTTCGGAGGTGACTTAATGGCTAAAGTTTTTTATTTAGAGGGTTTAGAAAAATTAAGTAATAAACTTAAGAAAAATATCAAGATGGCTGATGTAAAAAGAGTTGTTAGTACTAACGGAGCTGAGTTAACAAATAAAATGACTCGTAATGCTAATTTCGTTAAGGGATATCAAACTGGTACAACTAAAAGGAGTATACAGTTATCGAAAGAAGATAGCGGTTTTACTGCTATTGTTGAACCAGGTACTGAATACAGCCCGTATCTAGAATATGGTACCCGAAAAATGGAGGCTCAGCCCTTTGTTGGTCCTGCGTTTAATGAACAAAAAGAAATATTTAAAAAAGGTATGAAAAAACTAGTTGAGTGAGGTGTATAAAAATGGATCCACAACAAGAACTGTTTAGTTATCTGTTAGTAGAACTAAAAAAGTTATATCCAGACAATGTCTATGATACTTTTTTACCACCAGATAATACCCCTTACCCGTTTATATATGTTGGCAATAGTCAATTAATTGATGATGCTAATAAAAGTGCTGTATTTGGGAATGTCTATCAAATTATCCATGTATTTCACAATAATCCTAAGCAGCGTGGGACAGTCTCAAAGATGCTTCTTGATATAAAGAAAGTATCTAGAGAATTAAATCATACAACTAATTTTGCGTGGTCGTTAAAAAATGTTAGTCAAGACATTATGCCAGATACATCAACAAGCATTCCACTTTTACACGGGGTGCTTTCTTTAGAGTTTAAATTTAATTAGGAGGAGGTAACATATGAGAAGATTTGATTTACAGCTTTGTGCAGCGCCTGAAGCGGTACAAGGTAAAAAAATTGTTTATTTATATAGAATTTTAAGTAGTGCAACTACAAAAGATGGAGCAACACTTGCTTTTACAACTGAGAACGGTCGTACAAAGAGCAAGGATGCTGATTCCACAGCAACTAAGGACGGATCAATTCGTACACCCGGGGTTGCTGAGGTAGAAATTACTGCTACAAGTATTTTAGCAGTTGGTGATACTTTAATCGATGAGTTAGAAAAAGCCTTAGATAATGATGAGCTTGTTGAAATTTGGGAAGTAAATTTAGCCGAAAAAGGCACAGAAGATAATGTTGGAAAATTTAAAGCAAAATATTTCCAAGGATACCTTACAGAGTGTGAAATAACTTCTAATGCTGAAGATATGGTTGAAGTTTCTCTTACATTTGGGATTAATGGCAGTGGAGTAGATGGTTATGCCACAGTATCTCAAGAACAACAAGAAATGGCAAATTATGTGTTTGCTGACACAAAGAAAACTGGAGCGTAGAAATACGCTCTCTTTTAAATTGAAGAAAGAAGAGGAAAAATTATATGGAATTAACAATTAATGGAATTGTATATAAATTCAAAGCATCTATCGGATTTGTAAGAAAAGTAAATAAAAATGTAACGCAAAAAGATGAATTAGGTGTAGAAAAGCAAGTTGGTTTAACTTATTTGGTAGCTGGCTTAGTAGATGGCGAAATTGAAGAATTGATTAATGCTCTAGATTATTTAAATGATGGCATGACGCCTAGAGTTACTCGTGAGCAAATTGAAGAATATATCGATAACGAAACGACAGATGTTGAAAAATTATTTGAGGTTGTAATTGATTTTTTATCGAGTGCGAATGCATCGAAAGTCGCAATCAAGAAACTGTTCGAGAGAGTGGAAGAAGCGAAGAAACGGGAAAAAGAACAACATTAGAAGATATTCGATCATTCGATGAAACTTATAAAGAGATAGCATTAAATTGTTTTAGATATTTAGATTTTAAGAATTTTGATCAAGTTGATTTATTAACCTTTGCGGAATATGAACTATTAATGAAAGCAGTAGAGCTAAAGGAACTCGATTTGAATTATCACATTCATTTGCTAGCGTTTAATAATTTTAAAGTCAAAGCAAGAAAGAAAGCAGGTAAAAATAAAACTCGACCAGTTTTCGATACTTTCAAGAAGTTCTTTGACTATGAATATGAACTTAATAAAGTTCTTGGAAAAAAAGAAGATAAATTTTCTAAAGTTAAAGAATTCATGAGAAAAAGAGGTGAGAAAAATGGCAGAGAGTTTTAGTGTAAAAGCTATATTATCGGCTGCTGATAAAGGATTTACTTCAACAATGGAAAAAGCCGATTCCAAATTGTCGAGCTTAGGCAGTAAAATTAAAAGTGGACTTGGTTTTGGTATTCTTACTGGAATTGGGCAACAAGCTTTTTCAAGTATCACAAGTGGTATTTCGGGTGTTATAAGTGAATTAAGAGCTTCAAGTGCAGCTTGGAAAACCTTTAATGGTAACATGGGAATGCTTGGAAAAAGTTCTGATGAAATAATTTCTACAAAAAAAGAACTACAAAAATTTGCAACACAAACAATCTATAGTGCTAGTGATATGGCTACTACTTACAGTCAGCTGGCAGCAGTTGGAACAAAGAATTGTACACAGTTAGTAAAAGGTTTTGGTGGTCTTGCTGCGGCAGCTGAAAACCCAACGCAAGCAATGAAAACTTTAAGTACACAAGCTACACAAATGGCCGCTAAGCCGAAAGTTGCTTGGCAGGATTTTAAACTAATGCTTGAGCAGACCCCGGCTGGAGTTGCAGCGGTAGCGAAAGAAATGGGTATGAGTACTTCTAAATTAGTTAGTAAAGTTCAGGATGGAACTGTTAAAACCGAAGATTTTTTCAATGCCATTGCTAAAGTTGGAACAAATGACGCTTTCACAAAATTGGCTACAGAATATAAAACTGTAGACCAAGCAATGGATGGTTTGACTGAGACTCTGGGAGTTAAATTAGCTCCGGCATTCGACTATGTTTCAAAAATTGGGATTGATGCAATTTCTGGTCTTGTTGATAAATTAGATGGTTTTAACGCTGACAGCTTAGTTAATACAATTTCGGGGGCAATAACCACAATTCAACCCTATTGGGATGCTTTTAGTAAAGCTGCTGGAAAGGTAGCAGGAGCACTATTTGATGTCGGAGGTGTGATTGTTGATGTAGGTGCCTCAATAGCAACAAATGAAACGGTTATTAAAACGTTTAGTGATGTTATGTCTTCAGCCGGTGATGTGATTGCATTTGTTGGGAATATAATTGCAGATAATAGTGACATAATTGTTGCAGCTACACCGTGGGTAGCAGGTTTCTTTTTAGCATGGAAAGGCTATAAGAAAATTAGTTCAGCTGTTACTGCATTACAAAAATTTGGTGATAAGTTAATGGGTATTTCTGATACCGTATCTTCTGGTGTAACAAAAAAAATAACTAATGTTGCTGATGGAATAAATGACACAGGCAATGCAGCAAAAACAAATGCAAAAAACATGCTAGCATCTGCTAAATCTTTTATGATGATGGGAGCGGGTATTTTGATGGTGAGTGCAGGTTTTGCATTATTAGCTTATTCCGCTATACAGTTAGCTAATGCAGGACCTTTAGCAATTGGTGTGATGGCTGGTCTTGTGGTTGCTTTGGCAGCTATGGGAGCTGGTATGACTTTGATGTTGAACTCTATTAAGCCTGGGGCTGCAAAATTAAACGCTATTTCACTTGCAATGTTAGCTATGGGAACGGCATTAGTTCTAGTTTCAGCTGGATTTGCAATCTTAACGGCTAGTGCTATTAATTTAGCAAATGCTGGACCACTTGCAATTGGGGTTATGGTCGGAATGATAGCGACTATTGCATTATTAGCGACAGGAGCAGCTATATTAGGGCCTGCATTAACAGCGGGAGCAGTTGGGTTTATAGCTTTTGGTGCTGCTATTGTTTTGGTTGGAGTAGGAGCTTTATTAGCAGCTACTGCCTTAACGTTAGTGGCTGGTGTACTTCCTACTGTCTGTGAATACGGATTATTAGGAGCAGGAAATATAGCTTTATTAGGAGCGAGTATGATTGCTTTTGGAGCAGGTGCTGTAGTAGCTGGAGCAGGTGCTTTAATTTTAGCTGCTGGTTTAATTGCGGTAGGAGTTGGTGCATTAGGTGCAGCAGTTGGTGTATTAGCTTTGGCTGTTGCATCAGTTGCTTTGGGAGCAGGAATTAATTTGTGTGCTCTAGGCGCAGTTATTTTAGGACCGGCATTATTAACTTTATCAGCAGGGGCGCTCGCTGCTGGAGCTTCTTTGCTAGTTTTAACTGCCGGGGTATTAGCGTTTACAGCAAGTGGCGTTGCCTCTCTGGCAGGAACAATTTCATTAACTGCTGGGTTCGTAGCTTTTGGTGCTTCTTTATTGGTTGTAACCGCCGGTATGATTGCTTTAGCTGCTGGGTTATTAGGTGTGTTGGGTAGTATGAAATCAATTGCATCTAGTGCAAAAACTACTGAAAAATCATTGAAAGCAATGAAGTCTTCAATTAGTTTTGTTAACAGTGCACTTGAAGGACTGGGAAGTTTAGCAAAATCTGCAATTAAATCACTTATTAGTTCTTTTAGTAATGCTGAGGGTAAAGCTAAAACCGCAGGGCAAAATATTGGAAACAATATTTCTAGTGGTGTTCAGACCGGAGCTACTAAAATGGTATTAATAGCATCATTAACAACAATGCAAACTATCGGAGTGTTCCAAAATGGTCAGGCAGGAGCCTACGGGGCAGGTGTTTACATTGGTCAAGGGTTAGGTAATGGTATGAGCTCACAACTCGGCTATGTAAGAAGTGTTGCTTCTCAACTTGCAAGTGCTGCGGAAAAGGCTATCCGTGCTAAAGCGCAGATTCATTCACCTTCAAGGGTTAGTACTAAACTAGGTAATTTCTGGGGTAAGGGATTGGGCAATGGTATTGTAGAAATGAAAAATTTTGTAAAAAAAGCAGCAGATAAATTATTTTCAATACCAGTTTTAAACAATCCTAAAATTGCTTTTGCAGGTGACTTTGATAGTAATCTTTCAGAAGATTACGAATATTATCAAAATACTAAATACACTATTAATGTACCTGTAATTATGGACGGCAAAGAGGTTGCTCGTGTAACTGCGCCGTTTACGCAGGAGGAAATAGAAAAAAATGAAAAATTAAAAAATATGATCAAGGGGGTGAAATAGTAGATGTATGAATTCGTAGATACTGATGAGATGTATACTAAAACAATACTTCCCGCTGAAGCAATGTCCTACAATGGCGTTTTTATTGAAAATGAAATACCGGGGTATCGGACATTATATGTAAGCGGTCGTGAGCTGATGGAAAGTGAAGTACAAGATGAAACGATCAATTTATTGGATGGAACCAATTATTTGGGTAAACGGTATCCACCAAGAACAATTACTGTTACATATCAATTAATTGCATCTACTTGCCTCGAATTTCGTGATTCATTTAATAAATTAAATCGTCTTTTAAAAGATGAACAGGTTAAAATTATTTTTAATGATGAACCAGATAAATATTTTATTGGTACAAAGATTGGAAACAGTATCCCTAGTCCTGGATCGAATAGTATAACTGGAAATATTGAAATATATTGCAGCGATCCGTTTAAATATTCAGACGTATTAAAAGAATTTATTGCTGAACCAAATGATAATGGGGTTCTTGAAGTGACAGTGATTAATGATGGTTCTGTTTCTGTTCCTATTGATTATGAAATAACTCACAACGCTGAAAGTGGTTTTATTGGTGTTGTGAGTGATAAAGGAACGATGCAGTTTGGAAAAATTGATGAAGCTGATAAAGAGCCTTATGAACAAAATGAAAGGCTGGGGACACTATGGGATTTTATAAATTTACCAAACGATACTAACGGTACTGATTATATGCATCCTTCGCATAGTGTAAAAGGAACGCTGGGTACTAGTACTTGGTTTGATCAGACCTTTTTAACTCTTGGTGTTTCCGGTCCTATCTCCTCGAGTTCTAACGGTGGATTACGTACTCTTATACTTCCCAGCGATTCTGAAGGAAGAAAAGGTGCTAAAAATTTTTATTCATATTTCCACCTTATTTTTTATGCTGGTTTGATGGGACAAACGGGTGAAATGTGCATAAATTGGCTTACCGAAGACAACAAACTTATCGCTGGGGTATGTTGGTACAAAACCGATACAACTGGTAATACAGGAAATTATGAATTATGGGCCAATGGGAAAGTATTACACACCTACTCATATACTACAAGTCACCTTGGAAATCAAAATCCATGGTATTGGGACTGGGGTCATTGTGATCTAAGAAAAGAGGGTAATAGGCTAACCTTTTACTACTGGGGCGGATACCCGTCTTATATTATTCCTGAAGTAGAAAATATGGAATGTACAAAAATACAAATTGCTATAAAACAATATGGTAATCGTGGTGGCTCAAGTTTTATGACCTACATGGGCGTAAATGATTTTGTATTTGATAAAATGAATGTTGAAAAATGGAAAGATATACCTAATCGTTATCAGCCAAATGATGTATGTGTCATTGATGGTGAAAGCTCAAAATTCTATGTTAATGGTATGTATCGGCCAAACGATGAAATATTGGGGAGTCAATATTTTAAAGCCGATTCTGGTGAAACAAAAATTCAATTTGTTGTTAGTGAATGGACTAAAACAAAACCGACAGTGAAAGTACGTGTAAGAGAGGCGTGGATATAATGGACAATGTCAGAATTGCTGTATTAGATGCATACGATAACGTATGTATTTTTTTAGATAATACAATTGATGAGGCAATGCACTATTATAAAGATGAACTGCACACCTATTTGTCGGGATCAGCTTATACATACTCATTCAAAACATTATCAAATCACGATGATTCTAAGTTCCTTACTGTTGGTAATAAACTTTCTTTTGTATATAAAAACAAAGGTTATTACTGCAATATTGTAAATAATGAGCGTAATGAAAAATATACTAAAGTTACCGCTTACGGTCTTTCATTGGAATTATCTAATGAAGAAACCGGACCTTATAAAGCAAGTAATGCTTTAAGTTTTGATGAATACATTAGAGCGTTTAACTTTGAAAATCAGGTGTTTGAAATTGGGATAAATGAGGTAAGTGACAAAAGAATAACTCATGAATGGGAAGGAACTGAGACTATTTTAGCTCGGCTTTTTTCGCTGGCAAATGTTTTTGATGCTGAAATTGAGTTTATAACCGAACTGAACAGCGATTATTCATTAGGAGGTATTGTTTTAAACGTTTATAAAAAACATGATACAAATGTTCAAGGAATGGGAACTGATCGTAGAAGTGAAATTATCCGTTATGGAATAAATATTAGAGGTATTTCTAAAACATCTGATATAACAGAACTTTATACTGCAATTCGACCAACTGGGACAGATGGGTTAACATTAGCCGGTATTGATAAAAAAGAATACGATTCAAATGGTAATTTAGAATATTATTCACCAAGTGGAACAATTGAAATTTTAGCACCTCAAGCAAGGGATAGATTTCCTTCTACCTTGACAACAAGTGAAAATGATCGTTATATCGCTAAGGTGTGGAGTTATGAAACAAGCAATGTTAATACACTTTATGGCCAGGCACTTGCACAATTAAAAAAGAACTGTATTCCTCAAGTTAGCTATGATGTAGATGGTTTTATTGATGCAAATATAGGTGATACGTTCACAATCGAGGATAAAGAGTATAAACCAACGCTTTACTTAGAAGCACGTATTACAGAGCAGATAATCAGTTTTACCGATCAAACTACATGCAAAACTACCTTTGATAATTTTGTTGAAAGGCAGTCGCAGATTGATGAATCCCTCATTAAACAAATGAATGATCTTATTGAAGCAAATAAGAGCTATAGTGCAAATATTATTTCTAGTAATGGGATTATATTCAAAAAGGATGATGAAAAAACAATCTTAGAAGCGCTTGTAAGTGATGGAATAAATGATATTACAGAAAAATTTACTATAAAGTGGTATAAAGACAGTTTTTTTCTTATAGATTCAAAAACAACAGAAGTTTCAGCAACGGATTTAGAAAATGATAGATCCGTTTTTCGTTTTGAAGCGTTAACTGATAACGGTGTTATAAAAGCAAGTGCGGAAGTAACTGTATTGAAACTTGTGGACGGAAAATCAGCTATAGTATTAAAAATTGACAGTGTTAACGGCTTTTCATTCAAAAATACTGGGGTTAATACAACTATGACAGTTCAAATTTTTGTTGACGATAAAATTATCGATACATCTCAAAAAATGTATGATGTTTTTGGCGAACAAGCAAAAATTATATGGGAAATAAAAAATATTGGTGAAACAGAATATACACCAATAAATCAAAATGATAAACGTTTGTCTGATAATGGTTTCATTTTTGCATTAAACGACAAAGATATAAACAACAAAGCAACATTTAGATGCTTTTTAGACTTTTAAAGGAGGATAATATATGGCAATAAAAGCAAGTGCTCAGGTTGATTTAATCGATTTAACTGATGGTTATTCAGTAAACTTGAGTAACGATAATCATACGTTTCAAGGGACTACAAGCGCGGTCAACGGGACGCAATCTATTACATCGAAAATCACAGCAATGTGCGGCAGTGAAATTGTAGCTTGTACATTAGGTGCAATTAGCACACCCTCTGGTTTGAGTGTAGTTAGTGATAATAAAACTCCCGAACCAACAATTACAATTACAGCAACAAGCGCTTTAACTACAAGTGGAAGCTTTACAATTCCAGTAATTATAGGCGATATCACAATCGGAAAGGTATTCAGCTATGCTATTGCGTTTAAAGGAACAAATGGGTCCAATGGTACAAGTGTCACAGTAAAAGATACCAGTGTTACATATCAGGTTGGTAGTTCAGGTACAACTGTTCCAACTGGTTCATGGGTAGCCTCGCCTCCAAGTACATCGGCTGGTCAATATTTATGGACAAAAACGGTAGTAACCTACAGTGATGGTAAATCTACGACTGCATACAGTGTCTCTAGAAATGGTACTAATGGATCAAATGGTTCAAGCGTTACGGTAACATCTTCTGCCGTATCTTATCAAGCATCTTCAAATGGTACAACACCACCTACAGGAACGTGGTCTACTACACCAGTAACTGGAAGTGCGGGACAGTATGTATGGACTAGAACTGTAGTCACGTATTCAGATGGTAAGACTACTACATCTTATTCAGTATCAAGAAATGGTACCAACGGAGCTAATGGAGCTGATGCCTTTAATATTGCAATCATCTCATCTAATGGGACAATTTTTAAAAACACCGAAATCGCTACTACACTTACTGCTAAAGTATTCAAAGGTGCAACAGAATTAACCGGAAGTGCATTAACCAGCGCAGGTACAATAAAGTGGTATAAAGATGGTTCATCTACGGCTACTGCCACTGGCAGTACACTTACTATTGCAGCTGGAGATATCACAAATCGCGGAAGTTATGTCGCACAGTTAGAGGGATAAAAAATGGCGGTTAAGGCAAGAAATGAAATAACTTTGGTAAAGGTTGTTGACGGTACAGATGGAGACAGTGGGATTATAGTTTCATCCACTGCCCCATCAAAACCAACAGTAGGTCAACTATGGCAAACTGCAACGGGGCAGCCTATTAAAAGATGGACCGGAAATTCGTGGGTGATTCACTATATTAGTGTAGATAATTTAAATGTAGATACCTTAAGTGCTATTGCTGCTAATCTGGGAAATATTACTGGTGGCAGTCTAAATATAAATGGAAAGTTTATTGTAGACACTACTGGTAAAATCACATCCCTGACAGGAAGTATAGGTGGTGTAAATATTTCTGATGGAGGATTGTCATCTTCTAAAAGTAATCAAAATGGATTAACAACCAGCTATAATATTAAACCGGATGGCACTATTTCGTCAGAACAGACCGGTGGAGAAATGGATTATCTTTTGAATATGGATTATGGAATGATAGATTTATCTGCCACTCCAAACGACAGTACATCTGGCTCGTGGTCAAGACATAAAGGAATAAATATAAGCGGAGGTATTATAAATTTTTATAGTGGTTCTGCTGAAACTGTAGGAAGCATAGAAGTTGATACGTCCGATAATTGTATAAGAATAACTAATGCTGGTCATGAACAACCAATATTTGAGATGGTTGGAACTGTTAATGTAGAGATATAGGAGGGATGAAAAATGTTGATAAAATCAATTAAATCTCGAAAATTCGGGGGGGGGTACTTTTAGAAATTTATTTAAAAATTCTTCTAATTGTATCTTATACCCTAAGAAAAATGGGAGTACGGTATGCTAAAAATATTCGGACTAAAAAACGGTACAAAATTACAGCGTAAAGATACGTTTTTCCAATATTCAACTGAGGAACAATTTACTGGTGAGTATTGGCTTGATGGCAAAAAGATTTATCAAAAATCTTACAATTTAGGGACTATTAATGCTTTTAGAAAAATAGAAAATATCGCTAATTTTGATAGAAATATAAGATATGAATTTTCAATGAGAGCTAACGATAAAATAAGCGGTGTAAATGGTATAGTAAACACTGACTTATTTGTCACTACAGGTGGAGATGTTTACATCAACACTAATGGAAACACTAGATACGATGTAGTATTGACATTATGGTACACGAAAAATTAGAAGAACAAATTTCTAAAAGTCATAACTTATATGGCAAGAACAAGTAAAAATATAGAATTTATAAAAGATAAAGTTGGAAAGTTGTTTATTAAAGCAAATTCAATCGTAACAAATGATAATGTATCTATAGAAGATAAAATTAAAGTTAGAGAAATTATAGTTTCTGGGAATACGGGCAGTGGTGCAGCTTTTGCGACAGAAATAGATGCTACAAAATACGTGGTACTATGCTGTTATCCTACAAATGATATAACATACAGTGTTACTCCATTTGTTATGAACAACAGATATTATTTTAGTGTTTCCATAGCAACTTTTATTGTAAATGATAAATATGGAATGTTGGGTGTTTTTAATACTAATGTTGAGATTAAAGTATTTTATATAAACAAATAACGAAGGTGAGGAAAATGAAAAAAATGAATGTTTTAAACAATATGAATTACATGGACACATACAATGCGATTACTGGTGCGGTAGTCGCTTTTTTAAGCTTTATTTTTGGAGAACATTGGTTTTTGTTTGCAGCGTTTCTTGTTCTTAATATAATTGACTGGTTTACTGGTTGGATGAAATCAAGAATAGCTCAAAAAACTAATAGTGCAGCTGGATGGAAAGGTGTTCTTAAAAAAATTGGATATTGGATCATGGTTCTAGTTGCATTTATGACTAGTGCTCTTTTTATTGAAATTGGTAAATCTATTAATATCGATTTAGGAGTTACAACTTATTTAGGATGGTTTGTATTGGCCTCGCTATTAGTAAATGAAATTAGATCGATTTTAGAGAACTTTGTAGAAGCAGGTTATAACGTACCAGCGGTTTTAACAAAAGGATTAGAAGTAGCAGACAAATTAATTAACAAAGAAAGTGAGGAACAGTAATATGAACGAAAAAGAATTCATTGAATTATGTAAGAAAGAGATTGTTGAGTATACGAATGAACATCTTGATAAAACGGATAAAAAGCAAATTACAGAAGTTGATGTGTTTGTGGTATGGAGTTGTAAAACATTGCAAAATAACAAAGCTTTATTGTCTACAACTGTTAGTGATGGAATGTACTATGAATTAACATATAACGGTGATAAAAATGAAGTGTATTTCGATGCTTACAAAAAATGGGAAAACAAATGCATTAAATTGGAGGATAAATAAAATGACAACAGTAAAACAATTATTAGACTTAGCAAGAGCGTGGATTGGATGTAGAGAAAGCGATGGGTCTCATATGGAAATTGTTAATGTATATAATTCTTATACACCATTACCACGCAATTATAAAGTTAAATCGAATGATAGCTGGTGTATGGTATTTATTTCAGCTTTGTTTATTAAGGTAGGGCTTGCAAATTTATGCCCGCTTGAATGTTCTTGCGGTAAAGCAATTGAAAAAGCTAAAGAAATGGGTATCTGGGAAGAAAACGGGGCTATTACTCCTAACGTAGGAGACTTAATTATGTATGACTGGGATAAAAAGGATGGATGGCCAGAACATGTCGGTATCGTAGAAAGCGTTAATGGTAATACATTTACAGTTATCGAAGGTAATAAAAATGATGCAGTAGGACGTAGAACTGTAACTGTGGGAAGTGCAAGCATTCGTGGATTCGTTAAGCCTATGTACGATGGTGCTACACCTAATGTTAGTGATACTCCACAAGCTGAAAATGACGTTGATACAACTGTAAACTATAAAGTAAAGGTAAATACACCAAGCGGTGTAAACTGTCGTAATGCTCCAAACGGTGCAAAGGTTAAGGCTTATGCCAATGGTACAGAATTAACTATCTCTAAAGAGAAAATTGGTTGGGGCTATACAGGTGAAGGCTGGGTGTCTTTGCAATATTGCACTAAAATTCAAGACAGTGTAGCACAAAATTTAGGGACTTATGAAGTAATTGCTAGTGATTTAAGTGTTCGTACTGGTCCTGGAGAAAATTATAGAAGAAAAACATATAATGAATTAACAGTTGATGCAAAAAAACATGATTATGATAAAGACGGATGTCTAAACAAGGGAACTCGTGTTACTGTAAAGGAATGGAAAAACGGATTTGCTCGTATTCCTAGCGGATGGGTAAGTGGCGATTATTTAAAAAAGGTGTAAAGCTATGAAACGCTTAGAAACATCAATTTTAGCCATTCTAGTGCTGTTATCATTACTATTAGGAATTGCTCTGGTACAAGAAAAACAAGTATCCAGTAATCTAAAAACTAAGCTGGAATTAACAAATCAGGAATTGCAGGACACTCAAGGTGATAGAGATTATTATAAATCTCAGTACCAAAAATATTTTGAATTGTCTGAAGAACTCCAAAATCAATTAGGCGTTTACTATGAATAAGATTTATTTAAAAACAGGTGCTGAAGATATTCACGGCAGTAAATTAAATACCCGAATAGAATACATCCTTATATATAAGGGTCTATCTCATAGTGTAATCACTTATGGATATGGTAAAAAAATATATATCAATAATAAATATATAAAAAGTGAGCCTAGATCTAATTGATCTAGGCTTTTTTTGTATAAAGAAAAACACAGTGACATGGGAATGAACACTGTGTTTTTTAGCATAATTTTGGGATGGGTACTATGCTTATTAAAAGTATATAATAATTTATTATTATTTTCAATAAACTTTATATAAAAAGAGTACAAGCCCAAAAACGGGAGAGGTGAACTTGTACTCTTAGTATAACTATGAATATTGTTAATGGGAAAGGAACAATATTCTATTGTACAAAAATATTATCTGTACGCCATTCATTTTACTGTTTTATACAAAATATGCAAGTATAATGAATTATTAAATAAAAGAGCACAAGGCTCTAATGAGGAGATATCTCTTTTGTGCTCTTTGTCTAGCAAGGCTAATGGGAAAGGAAAGCCATTTAATCTTGCATCCATTTTAATTTCCTCCATTTTTCTTATTATATAGCGATATTAAAGCCAAGTCATTAATAAAATTACTAACAATACTATAACTATAATGTTAAGTGTCATTTTAATCTTTTCATAGTGTTTCATGATTATCGCTCCTTTCGTTTATGAGAAAGATATGATATAATCTTTAAGAGAGAGGGGAAGTCATTTCCCCAAACTCTTTATGATTGCTAATATTAGAGTTATTATCTCTAGTATTAACTTGAGGAGTTCCAAGACTTGTTTGACGATTGGTTTGGAACTCTTTTTTTATTTTTCGGAAATTTTTTATTAAAAATAAAAAAACAATGCCATAAAATATGACACTGTATCTTTTAATAATAACTTTCGACATTTCGTATTATACGTTTTTGTTTTTCTATTGCATGTTTACAGTCTATTATTTTTTCTTCTTTATCCTGTAAATTGGAGAATTCCAAGAATTTTAGTTTTTCTTCTAATGCTGTTAATTTTGTTTTTGCTTCTTGCAGTTTTCTGTCCTTTAAATTCATATTTAACACCTCAAAATATATTATAGTAATTCTCTCATTAATAATTCAAGTTATATCGACTGTTATATTCGCAATATTGATTTATATTGATTTTAAGCGATTTTATATTTTATGTGGAATGTTGACTATTTTGAGCTTAGACTGTATTATAATGATGTGTATTGAAACACACATTTCAATGTATAAAAAGTATAGTTTTGTATAAGATAACATTAACGATTATAATCAAGGAGGTGTTGATTATGGAAAACGTTTTGAATGTCGCTCAATATATTTATGATGAATACAAGAGAGAGACAGGTGAAAAAATTGATGAATTGAAACTTCAAAAGTTAATTTACTTTTGTCAAAGAGAGTCCTTTGCCATAAAGGGAGTTCAATTATTCAATGATAGTTTAGAAGGATGGGTTCACGGCCCAGTTTCACCGATTGTAAGAATGTATTATGAGGAAGATTTTGGTATTAATTATAGTACAAATGAATTAATTGAAGACGATGCAAGAATTGTCAGAAATGTGCTTGCCGAATATGGTGGTTTAGCATCATGGAAATTAAGAAATCTTTCTCATGAGGAAATTTCATGGCGTAATAGTAGGATGGGATTAAATCCAAATGATCGAGGTAATAGAAAATTAAATCTTGATGATATAAAAAAGGATGCTGAAAAAGTTCGACCATTTGATTATACATGGGGAATGTATTATGATGAATTCGATGATTATGAAGAGGGTGCTTCATGAGTTATGTAGGAAAAATATATCCATCAGTATTACAGTTTTATGATGTTAAAACAAAGAGTCAACGTAATAAAAGTAGACCAGTTTTAATTATTGCAGAACCAATTGGAAAAGATACCGAGTATACAGTTTTACCGGTATCAACCCTCCTAAATCGCCGATTTTATGATCCAAGATATGATGTACAAATTAAAGTAGAAAATTTTGATAAATTGAGACTGACTAAGGACTGCTTTATTCGTTCGCACAAGCAAACAACTGTTTATAAAGCTAATATTGATTTTAACAAGTTGATAGGTGATTTAAAAAATGATTATCCCGACTGCTTTTATGATATTTTAGATAAATTAGAAAAATTTAATGGAGAAATACAAGCGTGCGCAAAGAGATAAAACTTATTATCTCTTTTTTTATTTGAATATAGTGACATTATGTATATCTTTTTGGTACTGAAGAATTAGCTCATAAATGATGTAGGTTATAATGTGACTTATTACACCTTTAAATATATTTCTAACTTAAATTGCTTTATCGCATCAGGATCCCAACGTCCTCCTTTTTCTTTTTTATAGATACATTTATCTATAATGGATTTTAATATTTTGTTTTTTTCTTCTGTAGAGCTTTTCCAATATAAATCAATTGCATTTTGTAATTGTGGGATAGCTTTTTTATATTGTTCTATTTTCATTGCTTCCGTTTCTTTTGCTAGGATGTCTTTTCTTTTGTTTACAGTGTTAATTTTATTTTCGAGGGTATTTTTACGTTCTTTGAATAATTCAACTGTATACGCTCCTAACTCGAGCATTTCGCACGCTTTTATAATTTGCTTATTTAATCTTTCTAGCTCTTTATCACATTCTTCAAGTTGTAGTTTTTTATTATCATCGTAAGTTTTATTAACAGAAACAGAATAATTATTAACGTAGTTAGTATAGCTTTTTAGTGTATCTTTAAGAGTATCTATTATACGTTGTTCGACTACATGAATATCACTTGCAACGTTTTTACATCGTGATGTGGTACATAGGATAGTTTCAACTCTACCATTTTTATAAGGTCGCCTTGCCATTTTATGATTACAAAATCCACATACGATTAAACCAGCTAATGGATTTTGTAAGGTTTTATCTTTTTTTACTGGATGACTTCGTTTTTTCATTAAAAATTTAATTCTATCATATTCATCTTGCGTCATTATGGCAGGATGTTTACCGGGATAGAGTTCATAGTTAGGATTTCTTGGGCGTGTTTTTACAATTTTACCGTCTTTAAAAACTTTTACTTCTTTTCTAGAATTCCATTTTATTAATCCTAAATTAGTTTCATTTAGCAGTATCGCTTCGACTGCACTTTTAGTCCAATATTCACCTTTTCTTGGTTTATATCCTAATTCATTTAAATGATTAGATATATTTGTAGACCCTTCATCTTCAAGCGCCTTTTTTTTCATAATGTTGAAAACTTTGTTTTCCTCTTCGTATATTTCGAGTGAATATCCTTTTTCTAGTTTAATACGACTAAAAGAATAGGGAGCGATGCTACCAACATAGTAACCTTCTTGTGCTGCAATATGGCGCCCACGCTGCATACGACGGGTAATCATCTTGTATTCGCGTCTACCCATAAATAAATCAAATTCAAAATACTCCTGGTCATATTCGTTTTGTGGGTCAATCGTCTTCATGGGAGTAATTATCTTTGTATTATTTATACTAAATGCTCTTATAATAGTTCCCTGATCTACAGTATCTCCACGAGCAAGACGCTGGCTATCAACTACAAGAACACCTTCTAACACACCCTCCATTACATATTCTAGTAACTTTTTCATTTCAGGTCTGTTTTGAATATTCTCACCGGATACGACCTCTTTAAATTGCATTATTTCTTTTCTATTTATGTTTAAGGAATCGGCTAAATCAAATAATATCTTTTCGTGTTTGGCCAGTGTATCATTTATATCTTCGTTTGGATCATCGCTACGAGATTTTCTTAAATACATCCCATACATTTTTTTCACCAACTTTCTCTTTCTATAAATTGTATGTTTAATTTAATTTAAAATAATTATCTTTGTTAAAATTTGATGTTATTCTTACAATATCAACCATATCTTCCGGTGTAATTTCCCCGTCGCTTAATGTTACACCGTTTTCATAAAAATCTATGTAATCATCCAATAATTCGGGATAATTATCTTGAAAGTAGTCTAAATTTTTTTCATGATTTGTATCAATTCTTTTTTTCAATTTAATTCCTCCTAACATAAAAGTCCACTGAGTGGACCTTTGTGTTTTTATTTTATCCTGACTATTGACCGGTTGCTACACTTAGATATGCATCCGAAATTTGCTTAGATTGTTCAGTATAAACATCTTGAAGTTTTTTAGCCCAATCTGTATAAGTAGTATCATCATCACCGTTTTTTAATTTTAATTCAGCCATCTTTTCTACACCTTCGTTACAAATTTCAGCAAGTTTTTCAATTTTAGAATTTGATAATTCGGCTAATGCATTAATATCACTTTTTTTAGCTTCAGCTTCAGTTTTAAATTCCTCTACAATTCCAGGTGTAGCATCTTTAATTTTTTTAGTGTAGTCATTAAGGATACTTTCATAAGTGACTTTTTCTTCAGCTTTATCGCTTGAATCAGATCCACTTCCTCCGCATCCTGTTAGTCCAAAGCAAAGTCCAAGGACTAAAAATAAACTTAATACTTTCTTCATAATTTTATTCTCCCTTCGTATTTTATTTATATAAACACTATGAAGTGTGTTTATCGTATTTGGCATGTCAATTAAATTATTATTTTATTTATGTAAGTCTTTATAAAATTTATTACATTTTTCCTTTAAAAAATTTTTTCTTTTCTCATAATCTTCAGGATAAATTAATCCATTTTCAAAAAGTTCTTCGTTTAGTTTCGATTGCTCTAAATAATATTGACCTCTATCTTTTAATAATAATTCTATAATGTATTTTCCAATAACAAGAATTAGTGGTATCGTGATTGAACTAATGGCTATTTCCAATGCCTTTTTTCCAGTGTAACCTCCTAAATGCAAGATGATAAGTATAATGATAGCTATTAGAAGAGCTGGCCCAATTATACCTAGTAATTTTATAATAAAATTTTTAATGCTTACCATCTATATTTCCTCACATAATGAATACCATATTTTTAGTGGTATTCCCTTTTCTTTAGCTAAAAACTCTAAATTTTCATAATTGTCCATATTGACATCATAAGTTAGAAATCTAATTGCAAATTCGTTAGCTTCTTTTTCTAATCTTGTTTTATAGATACGTTTTAAAAAGTTAAAATTAATGTTCTTATCGTAATGTAGAATATAGTGTCCGAGTTCGTGAGCAATTAAAAAATTTTCATAGCGCTCATCTAAATTTGGTCGAACAAAAATATAACCATTACCATCAATAATCATTAATCGTGATTCTAGTGTTTTTGCTTTAAATTCTGTATATGCAATCTCTATATCTAGGTAATCGCATATTTCTTTAACATTGGTCGTATTATAGTTATTTACAATATTATTTAGTTTTGTCTTTAATTCCATAGCACATTTCTCCCATTTAATAATTATTTATTTTTTGTGCTTTCTTGAAACAATTTTTAACATATCTGCCACATCTTCCGCCATTTCCATTATTTCATCATCAGACATAGTATCAAGATCATATCCACCATAATCCGCAATCATTTCTTGTTTAAGAATAAAACTCAATGCTTCTTGTGGTGTTGAAAATGAGTTATACTCATTGTTTAAATTGCTATTTTTTACATATCCGGCCATTTCCAAAAGATATTCTAATGAAACATGTAATGATTTACTGATGTCATTTAACATTTCAATTGTTGGCGATACAGGTTTACCAGTACGTGAATCAACACCGTTTTCTAATTTATTAAGATATGAATGACTAATACCTAGGTACTTTGAAAATTCTCTTAGGCTCATATTTCTTTTATTGCGCTCATTTTGTAAATATTGACCAAGATTGTTTACCATAGAAAACACCTCCTAGCTTTAGTGTAAACTAGAAAGTACACAAAGACAAACAAAAAATATAGTAATTTTGTATTTCATGATTGACATATATTGTATTCCATAGTATACTTTGTTTGTGGACTCAATAGTGTACACAAGAATGGAGGTGCGATATGAACAAAATTAAACAATTTAGAAAGAAAATGGGTATGACACAAAAAGAATTATCTGAAAAATCTGGTATAAGTAGACCATATATTTCTAAATTAGAAAATAACGAGTGTATTATTATAAAAAGTTCAACAATGGTTGCAATTGCAAATGCATTACAAAAACCAGTAAGTGTTATTTTTTTTAAATGAAATGTACACCATAAAATACGGTTGAAAGTTTTTTCAAAAGCACAACTAAATTATAACTCTAAATAAAAACAAGTGTCTTTAAAAGACACATA